AATTCAGCAGCGGAGGTGGATAAGAACCTTGATCAGATGAAGCAGCATGCAAATCTGAAGCTTGGAGAGATGCAGAAGACAGTAGATAGCCATTTCTCCGGTCAGTACAATACCATGACCAATAAATGGAAATGGGCCGGTGAACGTATTGCACAGATAATTTCTGAGATGATCCGGAATACAGAAAGAAGCCTGGAAGGGCTAGCACGTGAGATGAAGTCTATCGGAACGAGGATGGGAAACAATCTGGCAAATGGAATTTCAAATGCAACCAGTGGAATCACAAGGACATTGAATAACGTTGTTGGAAAAGTGAACAGCACGATAGGAAATATTAATAGTTCTCTGTCTGGAATCGAAAGAGCATTCAGCTTTTCTTATGATGTAACGGGTCCTACAGGTAACCGGAGATGGGGCTATTACAATATGAGCTTGCCAAGGGTGAATACAATTCCATACCTAGCTAAAGGTGCAGTTATTCCACCTAGAAGTGAATTTCTGGCTGTCCTTGGTGACCAGAAGCAGGGAAACAACATTGAGGCACCAGAGGGGCTTATCAGAGAGATCATTGATGATGCGCTTACAAGGCATCAGCAGAACAGCGGAAATGTCTATAATATATCTGCGCAGGCTAAGGGAAAGACCATATTTGAGTTAGTACTTGAAGAAGGAAGGCTTAGTCAGGACCGTACTGGCAGAAACCCGTTTGAACTGGCATAAAGCAATTCCCTGTCATGCTAAAAAGTGTGGCAGGGAGAATGCAGGGAGTGATTGAATGCTTACAAGAGAAGCAACTTATGAAGATTATGGATTTTCAGAGGAAGAAGATAAGAAATTTAATGAGTTTTGTCGAAAGCTTGAAATGAGGGACAAGATATTGTTGTTACAGTGCGCAGCAGAAGTGTATCCGAACGTTTGTGATGAACTTTATTGTTGTATCGTAATTGGAATGAGCTATGACAAGATGAATAAAAAGAACTTTGTTCCACTTGATCGTAAAGATTTCTATGCATACCGGAAGAAAACACTGGCAGTGTTCCGGGAGGCATTAAAGGCATGTAATAGATATCCGTTTTAAAGAGTAAAAGGAGATTGTTTATGGTGGTTGAAATCAAGAAATTCAAGAAAGAAGAAACAGCGGTTGTGACAAGCATTGATGTAGCAGAAACTTTCGGAAAAGAACACAAGAACGTGCTGAAGGATATCCGGGAATTGGATTGTAGTGAAGAATTTTGATGGCTAAATTTTGAGCAGTCCTCATACATCAATGCACAGAAGAAAAAACAACCGATGTGCTGCATGACGAGAGATGGATTTACTTTATTGGCTATGGGATATACTGGTGAAAAAGCGATGCGATTTAAGGAAGGGTATATCCGTCAGTTCAATGAGATGGAAAAGGCGCTGATTGGAAGGATAAAAGAACGTGAGAAAGAAATCGCAGTCAGACAAGCATTGACGAATACCCTGAAAATTTCTATGGAAAATGAGCGGATGCACGGTCATGCCTATGCAACTTATACGAACACCATTTACAAGGCACTATTCGGTAAAAATGCAAAGCAGCTCAGGGAAGAATATGGACTGTCTGCAAAGGATAATATCCAGGATTATTTGTCTGAAGAAGAACTTCAGCTCATTCAGTCGAAAGAAATGCTTGTAAGTGGACTTATTGGTTGTGGCTGGGAATATGATCAGATTAAAGATTTTCTCACAAAGAATAACATTCTTTCATTGGCAGGATAAGGGAAATGTTGAAATTTGTTGAGATAATTGGTTGTATAGGAGGAACCCGACAAAACCCCGCATATCACTCTATATAGGGGAAAACTTACGGAAACCTACGATTTCAGCATATATAGCCGAAAATATTAGCAAATATTAACATCTTCTCGGATCGGCAACCTGTCAAATCCGTCTGTTTCTCTGTGTAAGGAATCCATCTTGGAAAAACGTGGAACTTGATTATATATAGCTGATGAATAGGGTGGAAAAAGGTGGAGCTTCAGAGTATATAGCTGATGAATAAGGTTGCAAATAGTGGCATTTCTGCATATATAATCAAAAGCTTTAGTATTATTTAGTACTTTGATTGCCTAGTAAAACTTAGTATTTTGGCTCATATAGGCGGAGGCTTTCTATGAAAACTTCAGAAAACCTCATAATTTTTCTGTATGGATCATGGAACCTAACAAAAGCTAACATTTTTGTATGTATAGGTAAAACCTAAAAAAACCTTATATTTTTCGGATATAGAGGTGCAGAACTTAACAAAACTTAACATTTATCGGCATATAG